GTCCCCCGCCCCCCCCCCCCCCCCGATTTTTTTCGAGACGGGTCGCGATGGCGATCTGGTGGCGACGTTCGTTAAGCAACGCCGTCACCAGATCGGACACGACGCAGAGGGCCGTCGGATCGATGGCGGCGAGGAGCAACACTTGCCGGGCGAGCAATGGTCCGGGCGACATCGATGCGGGCCTTCGCGAGCGCGTGAAGGCATCCGGCAAGTGCGCGGTCGAGGCGCCGCAACGCGGCGCGGGTTTCGGCGAACGATTCGAGACTACGAGACGCATGTGCGCCCCCCTGGGATGATGGCGCGTGCGGAATGCGGTACGCGGTTTCCACAAACCGCGCAACGAGCGCGTTGTACGGCACGTCGTACAACGTCGCGAGCGTCGCCAGCAACGCCGGGGACAGATGCTGGATCTTGCCGTGTTCGAGGTCGCGGACTGTCTGATACCCCAATCTGAGACCGCGGTCGGCCGCGAGCCGCACGACCGCGCGTTGCGTGACCGACCCGCGGAGCGTGACGAAGTACCGCCCGAGCGCCGGATAGTAGACCTTCCGATGTCGTCCCATCTTGTCGGGGCGATTCTACGTCCGCGTTGCACGAGAACGCAATAGTTCGCAACACGCCGGCCCGTGCGGATCGGGCGCGCGTCATTCGGAACGCAATTTTTTTCTAATTTCCGGTTGACAGAGGAACGCGCGCGGAGTTAGGTTGACCGCTCCCCGTTTATGGAACGCGTCAAGTACGACCAAACGCTGATGCTCCGCGATATGGCGGCGCGCGGCTGGTCCGCGACCGACCTCGCGAAACACGCCGAGCCGCCCGTCGCGTTGTCGAGCGTGACGCGGTTCCTCAACGGCCAGCATCAAACGCCGAAGATGGCGCGCCGGCTCGCGCGCGCGCTCGGCCGGTCGCCGGCGCGGTACGTCGCGGCCGAGGAGCGCGCGTCGTGAAAGCGCGCGTCGTGTTCCCGACGGCGATCCTCTCGGCGCGGGACGTCGCGGCGTTCCTCGGGATCGGCATGTCGACGTTGTCGCGCTGGCGGCAAGACCCGACGTTTCCCGCGGCCATCGAACTCGGCCCGCGGCGGGTCGGCTGGCGCCGCGAGGACCTCGACGCGTGGATCGCCAGCCGGCCGAGGCGGCACGCGTCGTGATGCTCGCCCTAGCGGTCGTCGGCGTCCTAGTGCTCTTCGCGGTCGCGATCCAGGTGCTCCGCGCCCGGCTCGCGGCGGCGCGGCACGCGATGGGCGACTTGCAGGTGCGGGTCACCCGCGCCGAGGACGACGTTGACGCCGCGATCGAGCGCCTCGACGCGTTGCACCAGCTGCGGGTCGACGACGTGCAACGGATGCGCGATGACGTCCGCGAGCTGCGCGACAACTACGAGCGCGTGCTGGAGCGGTACCGCGCGACTCACGCGATCGACGGGCCACTCGGGTCAGACCGGGTGCAATGATGCGGGCGCGCCTGTTGAAACCCGGCTTTTTCACGAATGAAGAACTCGCGCGGCTGCCCGTGCGGGCGCGGCTGCTGTTCGCCGGGCTGTGGTGTCTCGCGGATCGGGAAGGGCGCCTCGAGGACCGCCCGGAGCGCATCAAGGCCGCGATCTTTCCGTACGAGCGGGTCCGCATTCGGCCGCTCATCGCGGCGCTCACGCGCGCCGGGATCGTAAAAAGTTACACCGTCGCGTACACTCGCTGCCTCGCGCTGCCATCGTTTTGCAAACATCAGCGCCCGCATCCACGCGAGACCCCGAGTTTTCTGCCGCCGCCGCCACCACCAAGGCGCGCCCAAGGCGTGCCCAAGGTTGTGCCTGGCCCGTCAGGATCTTCGGTACCTAGATCCGGTAGAGATCAAGATCAAGATCTTAAACCGGCCGCGTTGCGTCCGGTCCCGTTTCGCGTCTACGCCGCGATCGCGTCCCAGGTCCTGCGCCGCGAGCACACGGACGATCTCGGCGCCTTGGCCGAGAGCTTCAAACGCGCCTGCGCCGACCAAGCGCTCCGGCCCGGCGCCGAACTCACACGGAAGGCCATCGATGCGGCGCAGACCGCGCGCGCCCGGAGACGAGCATGACCGGCATGACGTTTGAGGAGATGGGCACCGTCGTCGAACGCGCGACGATGCGGATCGCGGATCTGACGGAACGGCTCGCGCGCATGACGGCCGAGCGCGACCAGGCGAACGCGATCGCCGAGGCCGCCTGGTGGCAGAACACGCGCCTCGTCGCCGAACTCGAAGCGATGGCGCGGCAACTCGAAAGGACGCACGCATGACGACCGCGCTGACCCCCGTCGTCGTCCCAGAGGCGCCCGACGCCTTGGCGCCGCTCGCGCCCGATCTACATCTGTCGCGGACACCCGAGATCGTGCTCGCCGAGGCCCGGCGCGCCGCCCGCGCCCTGGCCGACGTCCTCGACGCCAAGCCGCGGAAGGTCGTCCTGAACGGCGAGGTGTACCTCGAATTCGAAGATTGGCAAACGCTGGGCCGGTTCTACGGCATCAGCGCGAAGGTCGTCGAGACGCACTTCGTCGAATTCGCGAACCTGCGCGGGTTCGACGCGCGCGCCGTCGCGCTGCGATCCGATGGCGCGGAAATCTCGGCCGCCGAGGCGTCGTGTCTGACCGACGAGCCGCACTGGCGCACGCGCCCGCTCTTCCAGCTGCGATCGATGGCACAGACGCGCGCGTGCGCGAAGGTGCTGCGGAACGTGCTCGCCTGGGTCGTCGTGCTGGCCGGGTACAAGGCCACACCCGCCGAGGAACTCATCCCGCCCGGCGAGGAGGCCCGGCCGCCGGCGCCCGCCTCGCCGCCGCCCGCCGGCGCGCTGGAGACGGTGACCATCAGCGTCGGCGAGATTCGCCAGAAGGCGACATCGAACGGCGGGACGAAATTCACGATCATCACGCCGGACCGCATCCAGTACGCGACGTTCCGGCGCGAACTCGCCGAGATGGCGAAGGCCGCGCAGGAGGCCGGCGCCAAACTCGAAGCCGTGTTCAGGGAGACAAAATTCGGCCGCGAGATCATCACGCTCCGCGATCTGGCGTCGCCCGAGCCGGTGTTCTAAGCGTCGAGGTGTGTATGACAAAACCGACCGGCAACATTACGCAGGAACGCGCCGCGCGCCGCTTTCACCAAATGGCGGTACTTGAACGCCAAATCGCACTCAAGACCGACGAGATTGCCGCGTGTCGCGCGCACTTGTCCGAACTACGGGAAGCGCACGACGGGCTGGTGATTCGGTTGCGCACGGCCGCGCGCGACGAGGGCGAATTGCCGCTCTTCAACTTGGACGGCGACGACGAGTGAAGGACACGATCACGTCGCACGGCGTCACGTTCCGGCGACCCGTCAACGATGAGCGGGCGGAACAAGGCTCGATCAAGAACCTGATCGAGCTGCTCGGCGGCGTCGTGAAAACGATCGGGACGACGCGCGCGACGTGCTGCGGGACCTGCGGCGCGCCATCGACCGATCCGACGACCCGGCAATCGCCGGGTCTCGCCGACCTGGTCGCGTATCTGCCGCCGCCGAAACGCCAGCCGGCCCGCGGCTGGACGCAGGTCTGGATCGAGTGCAAAGGCCGCGGCGGGACGTTGTCGATCGAGCAGGTCGCGTTTCGCGAACTCAATCTCCGCGCCGGAGTGGCGCACGTCGTCGGCGGCGTCGACGAAGTGATCGAGTACCTGACCGCCGGCGGCTGGGTGAATACGTGGGCGGAATGACCGCCACGAAGGAGCAGAGGCACATGACGAAAACGCTGCGATCGCTCCCGATCGTCTGGACGTGCGTCACGTTTACCGCGTGCACCGGGCTGCTATGCCTGGGCTGCCGCGACACGATCAACGTCCTCCCGTCGCCCGTCCCGACGCCGACACCGACGCCGACCGCGACACCGGTGCCGCTCAACGTGATCGAGTTTCGCGTGAACGGCAATCCGATCCTCGCCAAGGTGCGCTTCTCCGATCCGGTCGACGGCCTGACGCTCGTGACGACCGTGCTGCCGTATTCGATCTCGATTCAGACCGCGCAGACGACGATGTTCCTGTCGCTCGAAGCGACGCCGACGGGGTACCCGTTTTCGGTGAACGTTCCCGTGATGCAGGTCCAAATCTTCGCCAATGGATCGCTGTTTCGTGAAGCGAACGCGTCCGATTTTTCGCTCAACACGATCTCGGTCAGCGGGACGTGGCGAAGATGAACTCGACGCGGGCGGCGCGTGAGGTCTGGGTGCTCGCGGCTGTCCCTCCGCGAAAGGCTCACGCCGCCGCCGCGTCGACACGGAACGATCGGCCGTGCTGACCGTCGCGCTGGTCCTCGCGATTGCCGCGATTCTGCTCGCGACCGCGGCACTGGTCATCGCGCATGCGTGGCAAGTCCTCGGCGAGGACCTGGCCGTACGCGTCGACCGCCTCGAGCGCGCGCGCGGCGCCAGGCCGCCACTGCCCGGAGACTAGGGGATGACAAACGACGAAACCGCCAAACTTGCCGCTGAATTCTTTTCAGACGAGGTACCGACGCCGCGAACGCCGAAGCGGAAGCGACGCCAACGGGACCCAACGGTCCGAGCCTTGGAGTTGTTTGTTCGCACGGTCGAGGGCGCCGAACCTCGCGCGATTGCCGCAGCGGTTCGATGGCTGCACGCCGTCTACGTCGAGAAGTCCTGATGAGCGCGTATTGCGCGGAGCCTGGATGCAGCGTGATCGTGGCGCGCGGCCGGTGCGCCGCGCACGCGCGCATCGTCGACCGCGATCGGGGCACGCGCCAGGCGCGCGGGTACGGCAATCGATGGGCACGACGCGCGCGCCTGTTTCGCGCCCGGTATCCGTTGTGCGGGATGCGTCCCGGTGACGTGGCGCCGGTGATGTCGCGCTGCCACGAGGAACGCCGGACGACGCTCGCGGACGTGGTCGACCACGTCGTCCCGCATCACGGCGATCGTCGATTGTTCTGGGATGAACTCGGCAACTGGCAATCGTTGTGCGCCGCCTGTCATTCGCGGAAATCGAGCGCCGGCCTGTGACGGGACTGGTCACACCCGATCCGGGCAATCGGTCACGCGATTCGAGAGCGCCACTTCGCCGAACCGCGAAGTGGCACGGAGTCGGAATTGGCCCGAATTGGCCCGAAATACCCCAGGGGGGGTATGCAGCGACTGAATGGAAAGCCACCGGGGGACCGGTCCCCGCCCTAGTGCAGCATGCCGCGAAATTGACTGCGGGGGGGCAATGAAACCGGGCCTGAAAATGGGGTCAAAACCGCGAAATCGGGCCGGAAATCGCGAAATCGCGAAACCGGGCCAAAACGTAGAGGTTTCGGGGGGGTCGCGCGGGGGTCAGATGACGGTCGCCGAGCTGGTCCCCGATCCCGCGAATCGGCGCGTGCACAACGCGCGGAACCTCGGCCTGGTCGTCGATGCGCTGCGGGACGTCGGCGCGGCGCGGTCGATTGTGATCGACGAGGACAACGTCGTCCTGGCGGGCAATGGCGTCACCGAAGCCGCGGTCGCCGCGGGCCTGACGCGCGTGCAGGTCGTCGACGCCGACGGCGCGACGATTATCGCCGTGCGCCGGACCGGGCTGACGGCCGAGCAAAAGCGGGCGCTCGCCATGTACGACAATCGATCCGCGGAACTCGCCGCGTGGAATCCCGAGCAGCTGCGCGCCGACGTCGACGCCGGGCTGACGCTCGCGCCGTACTGGACGGAGGACGAGCTGGCCGCGTTGCTGCAGGCGATCCGGGCCGACGCCGTCGACGCGCCGGCGATGCTGCAGGGCGGCAAAGAGGACTTCGAGCAGATCACGTTCATTCTCCATCGCGACCAAGCGGGCACGGTCCGCGCCGCGATCGAGAAAGCGAAGGCCGCGGGGGCGACGTCCTCCGTCAACGCCAACGGGAACGGCAACGCGCTCGCGCTGATTTGTCAGGCGTACTGTGAGTGATGCGAAACGGATTCTCGTCTATCCGATTGCCGCGGCCGACGCGAACCGGCTGATCCGCGCCATTCACTACAGCGGGAAAGTCGTTCGCAATTCTCAAATCCATCTCGGCGTGTTCCTCGACGGCCGCTGCGGCGGCGCGCTCCAGTTCGGGCCATCGCTCGACAAGCGAAAAGTGATCGGGCTGGTCGCGGGCACCCAGTGGCACGAGTTCATCGAACTCAATCGGCTCGCCCTGGCCGACTGGTTGCCACGCAACAGCGAAAGCCGCGCGATCGGGTACGCGTTGCGCTGGTTGCGCGTGACGTACCCGTGGCTGCAATGGGTCGTCAGTTACGCCGACGCGACGCAGTGCGGCGACGGGACGATCTACCGCGCGACCGGGTTCGTCCTGACGGGCATCGTCGAAAGTCGGAATCTGGTCCGGCGGCGCGATGGCGTCGTCATTCACAAGATGACGCTCGAATCGAACCCGACCGCGCCGCGGGCCGAACTCGGCGGCCGATCCTATTTCGCCGTGACGGGCGGCGCGTATGACCTGGGCGCGTACGCGCGCGAGACGGGCGGCGCGGTCGTCGCCGGGTATCAGCTGCGGTATCTCTATTTCCTGCACGCGAGCGCGCGGGCGCGGCTGACGGTGCCGGTCCTGCCGTTCGCGGCCATCGCTGCCCGTGGCGCGGGCATGTATCGCGGACAATCGCGCGGGCGAAGTGCTGAGAACGGCACGGCGGCTCCAACCGCAGGGGACGGTGTGATTCCGATCCGCCCGCTCCACTCATGAGAGGCCGCAAACCGACCCCGACGGCGCTCAAACTGCTGCGCGGCAATCCGGGGAAGCGTGCGCTCAATCACGACGAGCCAAAGCACGCGCCGCTCGATGCGGCCGTGCCGCCCGACGTCGTCGACCCGGTCGCGCAGGCCGAATGGGTGCGCGTCGCGGGCCTGCTCATCGAGCGCGGGCAAGTCACGACGGTCGACCGCACCGTCCTCACGGGCTATTGCGTGAAGTACGCGCAGTGGCTCGCGCTCGAACGCGAGGCCGCCGCGCATCCGTTCATCGTGCGATCGCCCTCCGGGTATCCGATTCCCAATCCCGCGCTCGGGATGGCCAACAAAGTCTTTGCGTTGCTCCTCAAAACGGCGGCCGAACTCGGCATCACGCCGAGCGCGCGCGCGCGGGTGCACGTCACCGAGCCGCACGTCGACGCGCCGGCGTCGAAGTGGGCGAGCCTCTTGAAGTAGTTCAATGGCGCGTCCCTCGACCATCGTCGCGGAGAAAATTCGCCAACTGAATCAGCTGAAGCACACCAAGGGGCCGTTTGCCGGCCAGACGTTCAACTTGCGGCCGTGGCAGACGCGCATCCTGCAGCGGTTGTTCACGGTCGACCGCGCGACGGGCCTCCGCAAGTACCGGATGTGCCTGCTCATGTTGCCGAGGAAGAACGGCAAGACGGAACTCGCCGCCGCCCTGGCGATCGATGGGCTGCTGCTCGATGGCGAAATCGGCGGCGAAATCTACTCGGCCGCCGCCGACCGCGACCAGGCGGCGCTCGTGTTCAACGTCGCCGCGCAGATGATCCGGTACGACGAGGAACTCGCCGCCGCCTGCGACATCATCGACAGCCAGAAGCGCATCGTGCACCGGGCGACCGGGTCCTTCTACCGCGCGATCTCCGCCGAGGCGTACAGCAAGCACGGCTTCAACGCGTCGCGCGTGATCTATGACGAACTCCACGCGGCGCCGACGCGTGAACTGTGGGACGTCCTGACGTCGTCGACCGGCGCCCGCGCGCAACCGCTCGTCGTCGCGATTTCGACCGCCGGGTACGATCGGCATTCGATCCTCTTTGAACTCTACGCGCACGCGAAGCACGTCGCCGACGATCCCGCGCTCGATCCCGCGTTCCTGCCCGTGATCTACGAGGCGCCGCCCGACGCCGACTGGACCGACGAGGCCGTGTGGCACGCCGCCAATCCGGCGCTGGGTGATTTCCGATCGCTCGACGAGATGCGGACGGCCTGCGCGCGCGCGCGGGAAATTCCCGCCCAGGAGAACGCGTTCCGCCGGCTGTACTTGAATCAGTGGACGGAACAGGCCGCCCGCTGGATCGCGATGGCCGCCTGGGATGCGTGCCGCGCGCCGGTCGACCGGGCGGCGCTGCGCGGCCGGCGCTGTTTCGTCGGCCTGGACCTATCGAGTACGACGGACCTGACCGCCGCGGTCGCGGTCTTTCCCGACGGCGACGCGTTCGACGTGCTGCCGCAGTTCTTCGTGCCGGCCGACCGCATCGCGCAGCGTGTCGCGCGCGACCGTGTGCCGTATGACCAGTGGGCGCGCGACGGGTTCCTGACGACGACGCCTGGGCCGGTCGTCGACTACGACTTCGTGCGCGCGCTGCTCCTCGCATGGGATGAGGAATTCGATCTGCAGGTCGTCGCGTACGACCCGTGGAACGCGACCGACCTGATCACGCGCCTCGAAAAGCACGACGGGCTGGTGTGCGTGAAGATGCGCCAAGGATTCGGGACGCTCTCGGCGCCGTCGAAATCATTGGAGAACGCGGTCCTCGCGCGCCGTCTGCGGCACGACGGCCACCCCGTGCTGCGATGGAACCTGGCCAACATGAGCGTAGAATCGGATGCGGCGGGCAACATCAAGCCGTCCAAAGAGAAGTCGACGGAACGCATCGACGGCGGGTATGCGCTCATCATGGCGATCGACGCGATGGAACGACACGGCCACACGCCGCCGCCCACGTACGAGATGGTCGTGCTCGGATGACGGCCAAACGTCCAGGCGGCCGGCCGCCGTTGCATGACGTGCCCGCGACGACGCGGATCACCGTCCGCGTCACGCCGGCGCAACGGCTCGACATCAAGCGCGTCGCGATCGACAACGGCTCCGGGATCTCGGGCATCGTCCGAGAAGCGATTAACGAATTCGTGGGCGACTACGACGAGCGCCGGCCTTTTGTGCGAACAAAACGCTGACGCGGCTCTACCGTATCGCGCGTGCCGCTCAGTCGGGCCTATGCGATCCTGACGGTCAAAACGGTCGACGTCGCGCGCCGCACGATCGCCGGCATCGCGTCGACGCCGGACGTCGACCGTAGCGGCGACATCGTCGAACCGCTCGGCATCACGTACAAAAATCCCCTCCCGCTCCTGCTCTATCACGACGCTCGCCGACCGGTCGGCCTCGTGACCTTTGCGCCGCCGACCGCCGACGGGCTTGCGTTCACGGCCGAACTGCCGACGGTCGACGCGCCCGGCACGCTGCGCGACCGTGTCGAAGAGGCATGGCAAAGCATCAACGCGGGCCTGCTCGCCGGCGTGTCGATCGGGTTCCGCGACCTGGAGCGCGTATTCAATCAGGCCACGGGCGGCCTGCGGTTTCTCAAGTCCGAAATCGTCGAGCTGTCGCTGGTCGCGATTCCCGCGAACGCGCGCGCGACGATTTCCTCGATCAAGTCGCTCGACCTGGCCGCGCCTGGCCATCACTCATCCCGCGATGGGGAACCCCTTCCGATCGTGCGCGTCGACAAGGGCGCGCGTCCCATGACTCAGAAAAAGACGATCAGCGAACGCATTGCCGACTTCGAGCAGACCCGCACGCTGAAATGCGAGCGCCTCGAAGCGATCCAGCAGAAGGCCAGCGACGACGGCCGGACGAAGAGCGAAGCGGAGCGCGAGGAATTCGACACGCTCAAGCGCGAGATCGAATCGATCAACGTCGAAGTCGCCGACCTGAAGGACCTGGAAAAACTCAACGTCACCAAGGCGGCGCCGGTCACGGCCCGCACGCCGGACGAGGCGAGCACGCAACGCAGCGGCGGGTCGCATTCGGTGACGGTCACCAGTCCACTCCTGCCGGGGACCGAGTTCATCCGGTACGTGCAGGCGCTCGCGGTGTCGCGCGGCTCGACGTTGCAGGCGGTCGAGTACGCGAAACGCTGGCACGATTCGACGCCACGCGTCGAACTCGTTCTCAAGGCCGCGGTCGCCGCGGGCACGACGACCGACGCGACCTGGGCGGGACCGCTGGCGCCCATCACGCCGTTGACGCAGGAATTCCTCGCGTTGCTGCGCCCGCAGACGATCCTCGGCAAGGTCGAGAATTTCCTCAAGGTGCCGTTCAACGTGTCGATCGCCTCGCAGACCGGCGGCGGCACGTACCAGTGGGTCGGCCAGGGCGCGCCGAAACCGGTCGGCAAGCTGCAATTCGGGACGGTCACGCTGTCGATCCTCAAGTGCGCCGGCATCATCACCATCACCGAGGAACTCGCGCGCACGTCGACACCGTCGGCCGAGGAAGTCATTCGGCGCGACATGATCGCCGGCATCGCCGCGTTCCTCGATGCCGAATTCATCGATCCGACGAAGGCCGCGGTCGCGGGGGTCTCGCCGGGGTCGGTGACGAATGGCGTCACGCCAATCACGACCGCCGGCCCGACGCCGGCCAATGCGCGGACCGACATCCAGGCGATGGCGAACGCGATGACGGCGGCGAATCTCTCATCGGCCGGCGCCGTGCTCATCCTGTCGGAGACGAACGCGCTCGCGTTGACGAACGCGCTCAATCCGCTCGGCCAGCCGTTGTTCCCTGGCATGGCGCAGGGCGGCGGGACGATCATGGGGTACAAGGCGGTCCCCTCGCAGGCGGCCGGCACGACGGTCGCGCTCGTGCAGCCGACCGCGATCCTCTACGCCGATGATGGCGGCGTGACGATCGACGTCAGTCGCGAGGCGTCGGTGCAGATGGATTCGGCGCCCGACAATCCGGCGCTGGCGACGACCATCCTGACGTCGCTCTGGCAGAACAACCTCGTCGGGCTGCGCGCCGAGCGGTTCATCAACTGGAAAAAGGCGCGCGCCGGCGTCGTCCAGTACACGGTCGCGACGTATACCGCGTGAGGCGGGAATGCTGGTGCGAATGAAGGTCCTGCGCGACGGGTACTGGGACGGCCAGTACCCGCGCGCGGGCGACACGATCGCGGTCGAGGACAAGCACGTCGAGCAGCTCGAGGTCGCCGGCTTTGCGATGCGCGACCCCGAGGCGGCGCCGCCGCGCGCCGGCTCGCCGCGCCCGAAAGGGGATCGGACTCATGGCCGCTGAATCTGTTGACATGGTCGCGCGGACGTTCCACACGGTCGACGGTGTCGCCCATGCGGAAGGCGAAGCGTACACGGTCACCGATCGCGCGATGGCGGAAACGCTGCGCGGGATCGGGTTCGTCTCGATCGCCGGCTGGACCGACGCGCCGCCGAGTGGGTCGGCGCCGATGGTCACGAGCCTGATCCCGGCGACCGTGCCGATCGGCGCGCCGAATTTCACCGTGCGCGTGCTCGGGACCGGCTTCACGCCAGACAGCGTGATCGTCTGGAACGGTTTCGACGAGCCGACGACCGTCGTCAGCCCGACCGAGGTGACGACCGGCGTCAATATGGCGGTCTGGCTCGCGCCCGCGACCGTGCCGGTCGCCGTGCGCGCCGGCGGCGTGGAATCGGCGTCCGTCTCGTTTACGTTCACGCCGGCGGCGTGGCGCTGATGGCGGCGCTCCGTCTGCGGTTGTTCGGCCGGACGCTCGAACTCACGGCCAAACAACTGACGGCGCCGTACAGTCCCGGCACGAGTCGCGGCGGCTGGGGTCCGCTCGTCGTCCGCGAACCGTACCCCGGCGCGTGGCAGGTCAACGTCGAGAGCCGCCGCGATCTCGTCCTGCAATATACCCCCGTCTTTTCCTGCGTCACGTTGATCGCCGCGGACATCGGCAAGCTGACGCTCGGCCTCGTCGAAAGAACCGACGAGGACATGTGGGAGGAGACGAGTTCACCGGCATTCTCGCCGGTGCTCCGCAAACCGAACCGGTACCAGACGTCGGTCAAATTCGTCGAGCAGTGGATCACGTCGAAATTGCTCTGGGGCAATACGTACGTCCTGAAGGAACGCGACGCGCGCGGTGTCGTCGTCGCGCTGTACGTGCTCGACCCGCTGCGGGTCCTGCCGCTCGTCGCCCCCGATGGCGCGGTCTACTACGAGCTGCAGCACGACAATCTGTCGGGCCTGAACGACCTGGTGCAGACCGACAAGGTCACCGTGCCGGCGAGCGAAATCATCCACGATCGCATGGTCTGTCTGTTCCATCCCCTCGTCGGCATGTCGCCGATCTACGCGTGCGCCTCGGCGGCGATGCAAGGCCTCGCGATTCAGAACGGATCGACCTCGTTCTTCACGAACGGCAGCCGACCGGGCGGGATCTTGACGGCGCCGGCGGGCATGACGAAGGACCAACTGCTCAAAGTCAAAGCCGACTGGGAAGCGATCAATAGCCCGGAGAATGCGGGCCGGCTCGCGGTCCTGACCGCCGACCTCAAGTACACGTCGCTGACGATGAACGCGACCGACGCGCAACTCATCGAACAGCTGAAGTGGACCGGGGAAAATATCTGCAGCGCCTATCACGTGCCGCCGTTTATGGTCGGCATCGGCGAAATCCCGCGCGGCGTCCAGCTTGAGGACATGTTGCAGATGTACCACTCGCAATGTATCCAATCGCTGCTCACGAATTTCGAGGCCATGCTCGACGAGGGCCTCGGCCTCACGATGCCGATCAACGGGACGCAATACGGGACCGCGTTCGACATCGATGATCTGATCTGGATGAACACGGCGAGCAAGACGAAGGCCGCCGCCGATGCGATCGGGGCGGGCGCGATGTCGCCCGACGAGGCGCGCGAGCGGTACTTCGGCCTCGGTCCGGTCGAAGGCGGCGACACGCCGTACATGCAGCAGCAGATGTTCTCGCTGCGCGCGCTGGCGCAACGCGACAAGAACGATCCCTTCTCGAAGCCGGACCCGGCGCCGATGGCGACCCCCGGCCCGCCGGCGGGCGCCCAGGTACCGCCCGACCAGGTCGCCGCGACCGTGCGCCGGCTGCTCGTCAAAGCCTTGGAGGCCGCATGACCGCCGACGAACTCGCCGCCATCGTCGAGGGCATCGCGCCGGTGGTGCGCGACGCCGTCCGCGCGGCCGTGGGGGACGTTGCGACGCGCGTCCAGGTGCTCGACGCGCACGTCAGCGGGCTGGCCGCCGGTGTGACCGACCTGGGCGCCATGCGCGAACGCCTGGCCGTGCTCGAAACGCGCCCGCCGATGCCGGGACCCGCCGGCCAGGATGGCGCGCCCGGCGCGCCCGGCCCGCCGGGCGCCGACGGGACCCCCGGCCTCGTGTTCCGCGGCGTGTTCGTCGACGGCCAGATCTACGACCGCGGCCACCTGGTGACCTGGGCCGGGTCCAGCTGGCACTGCAACAGCACGACGACGACGAAACCGGGCGAGGGGTCGAAGGCCTGGACGCTGATGGTCAAACGCGGGCGCGATGGGAAAGACGGCGCGCCCGGTCCCGCGGGACCCGCCGGCCGCGACTGGCAGCAGGTCTATGACGACACGAGGGGCCGATGAGCGGCGCGTACTGGTCCCCGACCGACCCCGACCTGGTCACGCTCGCGCGGGCGAAGGCGCATCTCAACGTGAGCGATGCCCTGCACGACGACGACATCCAGCAGAAAATTTCGGCGGCGAGCGCGGCGATCCGCGACTACCTGAAAGATCGGAACGACCCGACCTGGACGGAGACCACGGTTCCGCCGTTCATCGCGCAATCGGTGCTGCTCCTGCTCGGGAATCTGTACGAGCATCGCGGCGACGTCAACGATGCGAGCATCTGGGACGCGATCGGCGTGCTGTGTCGACGCTCGACCGATCCGGCCATCGCGTGACATGGCGATCGGCGACTATCGGCACGTCGTGCAATTTCAGACCCCGACCACGGTGCCGGACGGAGACGGCGGCGTCGTCGAAACCTGGGCGAATCTCGATCCGCCCTGGCATGTCGCGATTCAACCGGCCACGGTGCGCGACCTGGAACGGCAAGCGGGGGCGACGACGATCGCGACGGCGACGCATATCATCCGCGGCCGCTATCGGCCCGACGTGACTGTCGACGCGCGCATGGTGTTCGACGGCCGGACGTTTCGCATCATGGGGGTCGCGACCCCCCAGGAACGCAAACTCGAACTCTGGCTGTTCGCCGTGGAAACGGTGTAGACCGATGCCCGTGAGAATGGAACTCCGCGGATTCGACGAACTCAAGGCGGCGCTGGCCGCGCTGCCCGAGGCGTCGAAACGCGCCGCGGCACCGATCCTGCTTCGGCACGCGCAGACCGCCGAGCAGCAAGTCGTGACGGCGTACCCGGAGGTCACGGGCAATCTCCGGGCCGGCGTGAAGGTCATCGAACGGCAAGCGCACGGCGTCGCGGCGCTCTACACGCTGGTCACGTCGTCGCCGCACGCGCATCTTTACGAATTCGGGACCGTGCACCAGCGACCGCGGGCGACCTTTCTGCCGATTACGGAACGGGAACGGCGAGACGCCGTCGTCGCGGTCGCGGACATGGTCGAGGCGGAAGGCCTGGTCGTCCGGGTGAAGCGTGATTGACGCGACCGAAGTCGAGCGCGCCTTAATTGGGAAACTCGCGGCCGACGCGACGCTCGCCGCGCTGCTGACCGATGGCGTGTATTACGACATCGCGCCGATCGGGTCGACGCGATTCGCGATCGTGAGTCTGTCGACGAGTCGCGGCCTGGACGAGATCAACGATGGCGAGACGTTTCGCGCGTTGATCTACGTCATCAAAGCGGTCGTCCTGGGCAGTGCGTCGACCACGGTCGCGGACGCCGACAAACGCATCCAGGAACTCGTCGACCGCCAGCCGCTCGACCTGCCGCCGGCCGCCGGCGCGGAGCTGATGGTCGCGCGCTGGGTCGACCGCATCCGATACACGGAAACGATCGCGAATGACGTCTGGCAGCATCGAGGCGCGCGGTACGAGATCACCGTCACGCCGATCTAAGGGGGAGCAATGGCACGACGACATGGTAGCAAGGGCGAAGTGATGATGGACCCGGCCGGCGGCTCGGCGACGGTGATCGTGGCCGCGCTCAATTCCTGGACGCTCGACCTGAAACGCGACCGCGCCGACGCGACGTGCTTCGGCGATACGAACAAGCAATACGTCCAGGGCTTGCCCGACATCAAGGGCGACATCACCGGCATCTGGGATGAGACGGTGAGCCAAGTCCTCTTCGACCAGGCGCTGGGCGAGGTGGCCGCGATGCTGAAGCTGATCCCGTCGTCGGTCGCGCCGACGTACTTCTTCACCGGGCTGGCGTACATCGACGCGGCGATCGAGGTCAAGCACGATGGGGCGATCTCGATCAAAGGCTCGTTTGCGGGCGCCGGTCCGTGGACGATGGCGCCCTAGTCCCGCGCGATGCAGACGATCCGCGGGCGCGTCGCCGCGATCAAGTGGTCGTACTACAACGCGGCGGCGGTCGAGGGCTACACGATCACGCGCGACGCGCAGAAGCATTGGACGGCGACGGGCGCGCTCGTGCCGGGCGCGGTCGACGCCTTCAAACTCGGGCAGCGGCCGCTCTTCTTCGTGGCGCCGTTCAAGGGCGGCGCGTGGCGATGGGAAATCGAGTCGCTCACGCTGTTGGACGGGTACTTTTCGGCCCGGCTCGGGCCACTGACGACCGAAGGGCACAATGGGATCATCACGCGTTCGTCGGCCTGAACTTGACGTCCTCCCGATTTCGCAGGGCGACACGATCACCGTCAAGCGGTTTCTGACTGCGGGCGAATTCCGCGAACTCATTCGCGCCGCGACCAAACCCGTGCGCCTCGACGCGACGAGCGCGGCGTCGGGAAAAGACCTGGCCTTTGAAATCGACCCGACCGAAAGCGGGGTCGCGACCGTGCTCGCGTACCTGGTCGATTGGACGTTCACGGACTTCAACGGCCGCCCGCTCGTCATTCGCGATCAGCCGCCGGCGGTCGTCCGGGCAACGCTCGACATGATCGACGCCGACTCGTACATGGAGGTCCAGCGCGCCATTCAAGAGCACGATACGACCGTGCGCGCGTTCGCCGCCGCAGAAAAAAAAATGACGTCTGGCGAGATGCCACCCGAACGGACCTTGCAATCTGTCGGCTGATGGGCTGGACGCTCGACGACGTGTGGGAGTTACCGGTGCACTACTACGAATTTCTGATCGACGAACTCAACGCGCAGGCCGAGCACGCGCGCCCGACCGACTAGACGCCGATGCCGCTGACCGCGAATTTCATCGCCGACTTTTCCTCGTTCATCAACGCGTGCGCCGACGCGACCCGGTCGACGGCGGAAGTCGAAGCCGCCGGCGACAAACTCGCGGCGAGTTTCAATCAATCGGTCCAATCGGCCGCGGGCAGTCTGCAGAACGTCGGGACCGGCATCGCGGACTTCGGAAAGAAGGCGTGGTCGGTGCTCAGCGGGCCGGAACTCGCCGAGTTCGGGCACGCCGTCACGGAGTTCGCGGGGGACTACATCCGAGACTTTGCGAAAGCGGAAGAGGCGACCGTGCGCCTCGAGCGCGCGTTGAAGAATTCCGGGGAGGCGTCGCCCGCGGTCGCGAACGCGTACGCGGAAATGGCCGCAGGGCTGCAAAAGATTTCGACGTTCTCACACGTCGCGATCACCGACGCGCAGGCGATCTTCACGACGATCGGGGAAGTCGGCCCGGCGAACATGCAAAAGACCTTAGAGGCGGCGATGAACCTCGCCGCGTTTATGGGCACCGACGTTGTGACGGCGGCGAAACTCATGCAGAAGGCGGCCGAGTCGAACGGCGAAGCGGTCGGGCGCCTCAAAGTGTTCCTCGGGTCCGCGTATGAAAAGGGGATGGACTTCAACACGATCGTCGACCTCATCGCGAAGAAATTTGACGGGCAATTCGCCGCGGCGCTCGAAACGACGAACGGCCATCTGCAGAATCTGAAAAACCAGATGGACGACGTCAACGAAAAAATCGGCAAGCAAGGCGCCGAAGCGCTGAACACGCTCATCGACGCGTTCCACAAACTTCCCGAGGGGGTCCAGACGTTTGTGATCGCGTCGGATTCGGTCGCGAGCAAGATCGGTCCCGTCTCGTCGGCGTTCGGGAATCTGGCACAGGTCATGGGCACGCTCTGGCCAGCAGCGATGGCGGGCGCGGGCGCGGCCATTCTGGAATTCGGGGGCACCGCGCTGGCCGCGCTCATCAGCTGGCCCGCGTTGATTGTCGCAGCGCTCGTCGCCGGGGCCATCGCGATTTATAAGTATTGGGATGACATCGTCGCCTACGTGAAGAAATCGTGGGAGGCGATCAAAACGTGGATGGACAATCTCGCCGCCGCGTTTGTGCCGGTGCTGGCCGCGGTCGAGAACCTGTACAACGGCATCAAGACCTGGCTGTACGACAAACTCACGGCCTTGATGTCGTCCATCGTCGCCCGCATCAAGGGCGACGTCGGCGAAATCGTCACGGCGTTTAAGTGGATGTATGACGTCTCGGTCGGCCGCTCGATCATCCCCGACATGGTCACGGGAATCGGGACGCAATTCGCCAAGCTGCAGGACCTCATGGTCACGCCGGCCTGGGATGCGGCCACGCAGACGATCGCGGCGTTCAACTCAATCACGATGCCGAACGCGTTCTCGACGATGACGATGCCGCCCTTTGACGCGCGGCCGCTCCCCCTGATGTTCTCCGCGACGAGCGGTCTCACGCAGAACGCGCCGGGCGCCGTGATCACGCTCAACATGACGGGAATGCTCGGCACGGACGATCCGCAAACGCGGCAGATCTTTAGCGACCTGGTCTCGAACGCCGTCATGCAGGGGATGCGCGGCGGGCGATTACTCGGAACCGCGTAACGATTATGGCGGACCCGTCATCGGTCATCGTCTACATCGGCAACCGGGACCTGACGCACTTCGCGCGGGTCGGGCGCGTGCGGATCGATGATGTCCTGAACGACGCGCCGAACACGGCGGCGCTCACGGTCGTCCTGACGCCGAAGCTCGCGCCGTCGGTCACGGCGCCCTTCGTTCCGCCGGCCTTTGACGCGGGCGGGTTCAACACGGTCGACGGCCCGCTGGTGATGACGACGCCGACGGTCGCCGTCGGCGCCCCGATCGGCATCTACATCAACGGCGGCGCCGATCAGATCTTCGGCGGCGAAGTCCTCACGCGCGAGCAATACGCGGAGTTCGGTCAACCGCAACACGTCCGGCTCGATCTGACCTGCACCGACTTCACGCGGCGCCTCAACTACCGCAAAGTCTCGAAGGACTACGGGACGCAGAGCGCCACGGCGATCGTCCTCGACCTCGTCGCGACGTTCGCGCCGACGATTGGCGTCGGCGCCGTCCAGGCCGGCCTCGCGTCGATTGCCGGCGGGATCACCTTCACGTTCGAGGACGTCTCGCGCGCGTTGTCGCGCATCGCGGAAAAGGTCGGCGCGTACTGGTATGTCGACTACGCCGCGACGCTGCACTTTTTCACCGGCACCGAGGCGGGCGCCGTGCCCGCGCCGATCGTCCCTGGCGGCCGATTCGCCGACCTAAAAGTCACGGCCGACCTGTCGCAGGTCCGCACGCGCGTCCTCGTCGAGGGCGATGGTGCGACCGTCGCGCTGACGCTGCCGGCGGGCGACGCGATTCTGCCCGTGAGTCAGACCGTGCCCTTCAATCCCGCCGGCGGCCTGGCGACCTTGGGACCGTGGCGTATTACGTACACCGGCATCATCGCCACCGGACCCAAAACAAACACGACCGGGACCGTGTCGGGCGGGTCGTCGGCCGGCCCGCCGCCGACGCCGCCGGCCGCGCCGGTCGCGACGCTCGCCGCGCCATCGAATCCTGGCGGCCTCGCGGGCGGGCCGTACTACTGGCGCGCGACGTTCGAACTCGCGGACGGGTCGCGCTCCGACGTCGGCGCGGTCGCCGGCCCGGTGACGATCACGACCGCGGCGGCGCCGCCCCCGACGACGGCCGCGCTGCTGGGGACGCCGGCGAAAGGTCCGATCGCCGTCGGCGTCACGTCGATCTACGCGACGGCGTTCGTCGCGGCGAACGGCACCCAAACAAACGCGACCCTGGGCGGAACCGCGTTGACCGGCCGCGCCATCGATCCGCCGTTCTCGCCCATCGTCGGCGGCGGGCCGGGTTCGGGTTCAATGGCGACGGGGTACTACGATTACGCGTTCACGTTTCTGACGCCTGCCGGCGAAACGCTGCCGACGTTTGTCCGTGGCGTCTCGATCAGCGTCGGGTACGCCTGCCTCACCATTCGATCGCCGAACGACGGGCGGATCATTGGCGGGCGGATCTATCGGTCGAGTGTCAATATCTCGACGCCGTCGCCGGCGGTCCTTCCGTGGCGTCACGTCGTCGATCAACCGGCCTCGGCCCTCGGCACGGTGTACGTTGACGGCACACCCGACGCCTCGCTGTCGGCGAAGAATTACCCGCCCTACTCGACCGCGACCGACGTCGGCGAGGCGGCGACAGTCACGGTCCCGACGTCGGCCGATGCGCGCGTCACCAGGCGGCGGGTGTATCGGAAAGACGGCCTCGGCGAGTACCGGTTGATCGCGGAAATCCCCGACAACGCGACGGGCACGTACACCGATGTCGGTGTCGGGCCTGGCGGCGACATCGCGCCGACGGTCAACACGATCGGATCGGGCGCGGTCAGTCTGTCGAGCATCGCGATCGGGCCGGCGGGCACCGTGCGCCGGCGCGTGTTCCGCACGGCCGCCAATGGCGGCCAGTACCGCGAGCTGGTCAGCCTCGAGGACAACGCGACGACGACCTACCTCGACGCGACGCCGGACGCGAATCTCGGCGGCGCGCCGCAGCCGCCGATCGGGACGCCGGCGACCGCGGGCACGATTCCGCCGACGCCGGTCGGCCAGAACTACCTCCAGGTCACGAGCGTCGTGGGCTTTCCGTCGGCGGGCTGGCTGCTCCTGGAATCGGGAATGATGCTGCGGTACGCGGCGGTCGACGCGACCGGGCCGTACTTCCTCGGCGGGATTCCCGTCTCGGGCCTCGGGTCAATCACGGCCGCGATTCCCGCGGGATCGATCGTGACGCTCGTGCCCGCGCTCGTCGGCGTCTCGCCCGTGCTCGGCGTGACGCTCGGCGACGCCGTGCAGCTGCTCGCGCAGGTCGACGACACGGCCGCGCAGTCGGCGCTCGCGGCGATCGAAGGCGGCGACGGCATCATTGAGCACTACATCCAAGATCGCCGCTTGAATCAGGCGGGCGCCCAGGCGCGCGGGCTGGCGGAACTCGCGCTCTTCAAGACGGTCGAAACGCAGCTGGCGTACACGACGCACGACGTCGAAACGAAGAGCGGCCGGACGGTGCACGTCGACCTGCCGGCGCCGACGAACGTGACCGGCGATTTCCTGATTCAACGCGTGACGATCGACGATGTCTCGATCGCGGCGAACTACTTTCCCAAGCGGCACGTCCAGGCGTCGACGACGCGCTTCAGTTTCGACGACGTGCTGGCCCGGATTCTGTTGGAGCAAAGCTGATGGCGAACGTCCTCAAGCATCGGTTCGCAAGCGCCAAGGCGAACGGCGCCGACGCGACGCAAGTGCAGCCGTCGCACTGGAACGACGGCCACGTGTTCTCGGGCGGCAACGCGGGCGATCTCTTGACGCGCGACCCGACCGACGCGACGTATGGCGCGAAGTGGCAAGCGCCCGCGGCGCCACCGACGCCGCCGCTTCTGGTCCCATACACGCCTTACACGACCGTCTGGGGCGGCTCGGGCGGGACGCCAGCCATCAATAACGGCGGGCTGTTCGCGACTTACTGGCGACACTCGCAGACGGTCTTTTTCGCGATCAGGCTCACGATCGGATCGACGTCGACTCTCGGCGCGGGCGCGTGGAGTTTTACGCTGCCGTTTCCGGCGGAAAGCAATTCATCGATTGGGATGGCGTGCTACGGAGTCGCGGTACAAGTCTCGGCCGGAACGCGCCCGTTCCCAATCATGGGAGGGCTGCAAGCGGCGGGCGGTAACTCGTTATTTTGGATGTGGAATCTACTTTTTACCGTGGGCGCAAACGTCGTCACCCCGTCGGCGCCGTTCTCCTGGGTCGCGGGCGACTGGCTGCACCTGACCGGGACGTACTACGCCGCGGCGGGATCGGCGAAACCTGGCGATCGAGACGACCCTGAAATCAGCGGCGGGCCAATCATCGCGTTGTGACACGTCAAAAGGAGGAATCCCGTGATTCGACTGATCCTGCTCGTGTTCGCGCTGGTCTGTTTCATCCTCGCCGCGTTGCCGATGACGCAGCCCTATCATCCCAGGCTGCTGGCGGCGGGCCTGGCGTTCCTGACGGCCTCGATGATTCCGTGGCCGGTCACGTAATTTCCCCAGTGCACCAAACGTCCGTCAACAAAAGGGAAAGTGAGAATTCAACGATGCCATCCAAACTCGTGATGCTGACCTGGGACGACGGCGCGCCGCCGATCGGCCCGACTCACCCGATCGTCGAACCGCCGCCCGTGCCGACGCATCCGATCGTCATTCCGCCCGACGCGATTGCACCGGGCCTGCCGACGCACCCGATCTACTTGCCCGTGTATCCCTCGCATCCGATCGTGATTCCGCCGGATGCGATCGGGCCAGGCGTGCCGACGCATCCGATCGTGCTGCCGCCACCGGTGCCGGGACATCCGATCGTGATTCCGCCCGACGCGGTCTCGCCCGGCGTGCCGACGCATCCGATCGTGCTGCCGCCCGTCGATCCGTGCTATGGCTACGTCGGAAAGCCGACGCCGAAGAAGTAAATTCAGGGGAAGGCGAAAGCGCCCGGACCCGCGCGAGGGGTCGCGTTCGGGTCCGGGCGCGTGAGGGTTCCTACCGCGGTCCTACCGGCGCGCGCCGAAGGCGACGACCTCGCCCGCGTTGACGATGCGATCCAGGACGCGCGCCCACACGTCGAGCGCCGCGCGCTTTTCCTTGTCGAAGTCGTACCGCTGATAGACGGCCGTCGCCCGAGGCCCGCCGTCGACGTGATTGAGGACGCGCGAGATGTGCTCGCGCGCGACGCCGGCCTCGGCCATGCGCGACGCCGCCGTGCGGCGGAAATCGTGCCCGGTCATGTCGGCGATCCCGAGCGCGGTCGCGATCGCGGTCGGGGCTTTCTTGTGGCGGTCGGCGAGCGAGGCGCCCGAGCCGACGAACACGAGCGCGTCGGGTTTCGGCGTCTTGACGGGCGCGCCGTGCTCATCCGTCGGCCGTTGCGCCTCGACGATCGCGAGCGCGGTCCGCGTGAGCGGCACCCGATGGGCGACGCCGTTCTTCGTCCCGGCGCCGGGAATCGTCCAGACGGCCGCCTTGAGGTCGAGGTCCCGCCAGCGCATCGCGATGACCTCGCCGCCGCGCTGGGCGGTCAGGATGCGGAGCTTGAACGCCGCCGCCAGCGGCGCCGACACCGGGCACAAGGGCAAGCCGTCGGCGTCATGCGTCGCGCTCGGGCGACCTGGCGCGCGCTTCTCATGCGTCGCCGGGAACCGGCCGAGGAGTGCCCACACGGCGCGGACCTCGTCATCGCTCAAGACGCGATCGCGGGAGACTTCCTTGCCGGGTTTCGGGACGCGCGCGGCCGGGTTCGCGTCGAGCCAGCCGTGGTCGACGGCGAAATTGAGCATCTTGCGGACGACGGCGAGGACCCGGTTCGCCATGATGGGCGACCCGCGCTCGACGACGCGATCGAGGAGCCGCACGACGTCGCGGCGCGCGATGTCGCGGACGCTCCGATCCTGCCAGAACGGGAGGACGTCGACGCGGAGCGTCCGGTCGTCGGCGTCCCCCCCGTCTTTCTTGTTCGTCTTGGCGTGGCGGGCGAGATACGCCTCGGCGAGCGCGCCGACGGTGTCGGTCGGGGCGGCCTTGGCGGCGCGCCGTTCGACGGCGACGTCCCGGCCGTCGAGGATCGGCGTTTGCGCTTTGGCGGCGGCCTTGCGCGCCTGGGCGAGCGTCATGCCGTTCGGCCCGAAGTCGCCGAGGACCAGGCGCCGCTGCTTGCCGTGCGCGCGGTACCGGACGGTCCATTGCTTCGCGCCGCTCGGATACACGACGAGAATCAAGCCGGGCGCGAGGCCGTCGCGCTTTTCGTACTTGGCGGGACCGGGGGCGAAGCCCCGGATCTGGGAATCGTTCAATGGCGCGCGGGTCTGTCGAGGCATCAATCGCCCCCTCCTTGGGGGCACAACACGAAACGGGTCCCAGGTTATCACGCCTAGGGGGCACATAGGGGGCACAAAACCCCGGCAGTGCACGGTGTCTAGTGGGATGTCTTGGGAACGCATGGCGCGGGCCGAATCCTGCGGTTTCCCGCGTGATTCCAGTAAAAGGCGGGTTAACTCATTGAGCGCGTGCGCGTTACACAAACACGCAATTATCGCCTGGGGGTCAAGGGGCCGTGGGTTCGAATCCCACCATCCCGACCAATAAAACCGGGCCTGAATCGCGAGTCATCTAAAAAGCAGAAACCCTAGGGGGCACATAGGGGGCACAAACGCGCCGCGGTGGGGTCCTAGGGGGCACACGGGGGCACAACCGGGGGTACTAGGACCCGGCCTGGATCGCGATCGGCCCGTGGCGCGGCGCGTGGCGGGTCGGGATCGCCGCCCTGGCGCCGGCCGGCCGGACCGGCGCCGCTTCAATGGGCGACGGTGCGCTCGCCGCGATGTCGGGCGCGGGCCTCGGTCTCGGCCTCGGCCTGGCGCGCGCCGTGTTCCTTGGCGACGTCGGCGGGTTTCGGTTTCGGCGTGACGTAGTCGGGCGGGCGCTTGCCGAAGTGCTCGATCAACGCTTTCTCGAGCATCCAGGACAACGATTCGCCGCGCGCGGCGGCGATCATCTTCAGCGCGTGTTTGATATGCGGCGGGAGACCGTGACCGATCGGCTCACGCGAATCGCCGGATCGCAGTCGTGGCGCAATCCGCCGCGGGCGGCGGGCGCGGCTCATGATTTCGTCCGGTCGAGGAACAGCGTCAACTTTTCGATCTCGCGTCGGAGCTGCGCGATGCGGCGCGCCGCCTCGGGACGCGCCAGGTCGACGAGCATCGCGCGTCCGCTCTGGGCACGCGTAGTATGCGCCGGGTCGTCGCCGTTCGTTCCGAGGATCGGTTTCGGGTGTCGGGCGGCTTGCGCCGCTTTGATCCGTTTCGCGAGCGCGCGTTTTCCAGCCGCCGACCGCGCGTATTTTTTCTGCGCGCGGCTCATCTTGAGTTTTCCCTCGGGCGTTTGCGTCCAGTGCATTTTCGATCCGTGTCGCGTGATCTTGTGATCCATGCGCGCGCGACCCGGACCACGAGAACGGATCACGCTATGCGCAGTCGGCGCGGGCGAGCGTTAGTACATACCCCCCCCCCCCCCCCCCCCCCCCC